GTACTGCATAGCAGGTTCGTTAGCAAAAATGTTTTGCTTACCATACTCAGTAGTTGTATACTTCTTAGCGACTGATGAAGTCATCTGTGTATTGTTAAGAAACGTAACATAATTATATAGCAATGATTAAATCTTGTAAAGTATCTTAACATTCGGGATCCCGAACAGTAAAAAGGAGGTCTTATGACCCCCATAATGTAAACTTATGTTACTTACCCTCAAACCCTGGTGGTAACCGACCAGCATAAGGATCATAATCAAATAATGGATTCCAATCTTCTATATTCCTAGAATCTTCTTTCCAAAACTTCCATAGTCCTTCATAACTTGATCTATGAAACACATCCAAATGTTCAGCATGAATAGAAGAACCCAATTCAAGTCTATAAAGGAATAAAGGAATCGCAAATGTATTACCAGAATTATAAATTAAATCATCTGCAACTGCTCTTGGTTTAACACCGTTATCAAGTTTATATGTTTGCTTCCCAGTGTACCCTCCTCTACAATGAAGTCTTACCAACTTTTCTGCATGGTGTCTGGTAATCAAATAAGCAGCAGTAGAAAAATCATTTACAAACCTTCTATGTAATTGTAAATGAAGTTGTGCTGGATTAATAATCGCAAGTTGAATTACATCATAATCATAAGGAACCTTACAAAAAAAATCTTTCCATGTAAAAGGCCAGTGAAAGACAGTCCCAAGATCACAATCATCTTCAATAATAAGAGCACAATCTTCCATACTATTATCTAAAAACTCTTTCATTGCTTTTAAATGAGATGTCGTGCATCCAACCTCACTAGAACTCATTCCATCAGGATATCTACCCTTAAGAATACTACCTAGATCTCTATCACCTCTACCATCATAAGCAGAGATACGTGTATAGTTTTCTATCTCCCAATACTTAAGTTGTGCTTTCATATAAGCATCCCTCTCTGGTTCTTCATCCAGATTGAGATAATATACGGGAGGCAATCCTTTTAATTTAAATGCTGCTTTGTTCTTGTCCATATAACACATCCATTATATCTATTGTAGGATACCATCCCAAATCTGTCAATTCGTTTATGTCAGCACACAAACTATCTGGTTCATTTGGTGTATCTTCCTTAATAGGTAGTTCTCTTCCCATTGACTTTGCTATATCCATCACAGGAATAGACTCTCCAGTTCCTATATCCAAATGACCTGTAAATGAAGCAGGAATTAAAGTAAGAATTGCTGTAGTAACATCATGTACGTGAATATAATCTCTCTTGTGTCTAGTAATATACTTAGCAGTATTTTCTTGCAACATTCTATAAAGCATATCCTTTCTACTTCCCTCTTCTGCCCAAACATTAAAGAAACGCATTCCTACACTATCAGGAGGTGCTTGTATTTCGTTTACCTTCTTAGTAATAGCATAAGGATTTTGCCACCAACTATGAGCACCAGCAGAACTAGCATATAATAATCTTACATTGTTCTCTCTACAGTAATCAAATATGGGTTGAGACTTAACTACATTATTCTCCCAGAACTTATCTGGATTCTCTATACTATCTCTAAGAGCAGCAAAGGCAGCAAGATGAATAACCACATCATATATCTTATCGGTTTTAAAGTCTCCTATATCATCAGGAAAGTCTATACCATCTAGTTCTACATCAATTCCAGAGTTTTCAATATGATTCCATAGATAACTTCCTATGAATCCTTTATGACCTGTGACTAAAATTTTAGTCATGAAAAGAAATCACTATCTTTTACGGCTTTATCATCAATATAATAATCTCCTGCTGGTTTGGATAAATGAAGTTCGTGATACTTACATCCCCACTTTATTAATTGGGAATTAGTCAAATCAAAAAATTGATTACGTGCCAATTCATACGAATTTCCATTCCTACCCATGCCTCTTGCTGTAAGATAGATGATAGTATTTCCTTCATCATACAATTCATTTATCTTTAATATTCTTTCAGGAATAGGAACGGAATTTTCATAATCCATTCCTATGGTATTACAAATAGTACCATCAATATCAATACAATATATCATAGGTTCAAATCAATGTTAAAGGAAAAAGTCATTCTCATTTTATTTTTATGTTCTAATTTAGATTTAACTGAATGTTCAAGATATGGTGGAAATAAAACTATATCCCCATCTTCCACAATAGGCATAACAGATTCAGCGAGACAATCTTTCATAGGTGTTTGCTCATATCCAGTAAATAATTGAGTTAAATACAATTTATCAGATCTAAAGAACTCTGTATTAGATGTATTTTTATTATAATAAATCCCTGACCAAAATGGATTTGAAGATCCTACCATAGGAATATGATTATGTTTTTCTTGTCCTTGATTATCATGGTATATATTATACCATATATTAGAAAATGATATATTTGTAGGAATACCAATTTCTCCAAATACATTAACAATAGTTTCTAACAAATCTTTACTAAGATTATCTCTAACTTCAGTAGAAACTATAGGATCATCATCACCAATATTAGGAAACGTGGTATGAAGTGGAACTCTCCAAGTATAAGGTTTCTGATCTTTTTTTTCAACCTCTGGAAAATTATACTTATAATGATTATCAAACTTAATTAAAAGAAGAGGAACTGTAAAAAGTCCCAACATTTCATACTTATTCATTTGGATTATTAAACATCTTTGCCTCTATCTTCTGGTGGATTATTTCTATTAAACCCAGAGTATTCTCTTTCTATATCATTGTGATCAAACTGTGCCCAATAAAGTTCAAACCCCACACCATCTTCTAACACCTCAAATTGATGCATGTAACCAGGTTCTACTGCATGATAATCACCTGCCTCTAATATAGTCTCATCAATTAAATCTTGGCAGTGTCTCCAGTTTCTAATTAATAATTTACCAGACATAACATAGAACCCATTCCATTTAAACTTGTGAAGATGCTTGGAGCATACACCACCTTTTTTAAAATCAATCCTATGAAATTCTAAGGAGCTATTAGCACAGATCAACTCTGTCTTACCCCATACTTTTCCTTGTTTCATTTCAATAATAAGTTACAAATTTCAGTTGTTTTATCATATCCTTCTAAAGAGTCTTCCAATAAGATATCTACATTAGTATTATAATCTATAAAGACTTCATAGTCAACACCATTCAAAAGACAATCAATCCAACAACTAGATGGATAGGTTACATAATACTTAGATCCAAGAGAATATAACTCAGACCTATTTAAATTATTTTTAGATAACCAATTATTATCTACTAAAAACTTGTTTTCTTTTGTAAGAATATTTTCTAATGTTGGATGCAGTCTCCCACCACTATTAGTTGGATGTCTAACATAATAACAAGTACCTTCAGATAATTCTTCTATTCTATTCCAAGTCTTTTCTTTCCATTCTGTAGTATAAATTCCCGACCATTCCCCATTAGAAGTTTCTAATTTTATATCTTCAGAATTTGGTTTATCAAATCCATTAGTAAATAAAAATACTTTACTACCTTCCACTCTCTCAGTCTTTATGTAAAAATGATTAGGAACACCGATAGAAATAAACTTCTCTATTGGTGTAGTTACATCTTTAAGTATTTTTTCCTTCTTAATCCAAAGAAGAACATGATCAGCACTAAAATGATACTTAGATAACCTAGTGATACCCTCCTGTGATATCCCATGTTGTATTGCAAAAGTTTTACACTTAACTTTTTTACAAAGATTATAATCAATACTATGATAAACGTTACTTGTTCCAGAAGTAACTAACATTGAATTTGCATCAACAGAATAATCAATTAACTTACCCTCTTCACTTAAATCTAAAACATAGAAGTTATTATATTTTTCTGAAAATTCATTAATCTTATATGCAATAGTATCATTAACTATCTCACCAAAATTTGTATACAATAAAACTTCATGCCCATCATCACATAAAGTTTTAATCATAGGAACCAAAAATCTTAAATGATTTCTGGTCATTGTACATAATATTATCTTCTTCATTAATCAACTCTTTTAATACAAAAGATCAAATCATCATATCTATCTTTAACATATCTCAAATCAATTTTTTCAAATGAATATTTTCCTTCTAAAGTTTCTGTTACTTCATTAAAATGTTCTTCCAA